GACAGTACTGTGCCTCTCATGGGTGTGGAAATGTCTCATTCTGGTAGATACATAGTGGCATATGCATCATCCCCTAATTATACTGTCCATGAACTATATGTATCTTCCGATTATGGAGAAACTTTTAGCAGTGAAATATTCAGGGGACCTATCACAAAGATTGCCATTTCCGGTGACGGCAAATACATGTTGTGTTGCTGCAATAGGGAGAGTTCATCAAAGTTATACTATGCCTATTATTCCGGGGATTATGGGAAGACATGGACTAAAATTACCGATTCGAGTTTCTCCGCCCGTACATTGGCCATATCCTATGACGGGAAATATATGGTTATAGAGGGGGGGTACTCTTGTTCCGGTGCACGTATATCCGCTGATTACGGAAAAACCTGGGCATTGAAACATTCCGTTATTGGCAATAGCTTTGCTTTGGGGCTTTCGTCTGACGGAAAGTATGCGATAGCACAGGAAAGTTCTTCTCCGTATCGTATGTTCAAATCTTCGGATTATCTGGGCTCATTTACTGAAATAAATACGGCACCGCTTACATCAGGTATTAGAGCGAATTACCGATTTATCATAATGAATAAAAATAGGCTTTAACAATAATGCAATATATACATATTTATTCAGAGGAGAAAGTTGTCCGTCTTGATTTTGAACTGGACGGAAACTATGAAGTGGGTACAACCTATGAGGATTACCTGAATGGAGCCTGGGTACCGTTGAATGCGGAACAAAAAGCATTTTATGAAACCCATCCGGCAGCGTCTGCAAAGGAAATTCTTGAATGTGAATTAATCCCTCCCTATGAGCCGACTTTGGAGGGTGTGAAGAGCGCGAAGGTCAATGAAATTGCTGTTTACGACGGGTCCGATGCCGTGAATTCCTTTACGCTTGGTGGTAAGCGGATGTGGCTTGACAAGGATACGCGGGTAGGACTGGTAAACTCAATTACTATCGAGCAGGCTGTGGGTAAGGAGACAACCGTGCTGTGGTATGATACCGTGAAGTATGTAATCCCCATTCCTCTTGCCTTGCAGATGCTGGCCGCACTGGAACTGTATGCCTTGGAATGCTATAATGTCACGCAGGAACATCTGGCCGTGGTTATGGGACTTGCTACGAAAGAGGAGGTCGGAGCGTATGATTACACTTCTGGTTATCCTGAAAAATTAGTGTTCAACCTTTAAATTGATGGCTTATGATTTACTTATATTTTATGTCGCTGTTTTTGCTCACTATGTACATAATGTATGCGGTGAGAGTGTGCGGAGTGCCCTGGTCTCTCTCTGACACCTACTATCAACTGAAGAAACGGAATAGCCCGGCGTGGCTGTTTCAGGCGGCGATGGTTGTTCCTGCCATGCTACTTATACCGGTATGGATTGATTGCTCCAATGAGAGCTTTCAGTTTCTTGCTTTCCTGGCTTGTGGAGGGCTGATGTTCGTAGGGACGGCACCGCTGTTCAAAGAGGAGTTCCAAAGTAAAGTTCACTATGTGGGTACTGTCGCCTCGGGGTTGGCCACAATTCTCTGGGTATGTTTTGCCGGGATGTGGTATCTGCCGACCATTGCATTCCCGATTGCCGGACTTTTCATATTGAAATACCGGAAATGGCTGTTCTGGGCAGAGTTGGCTGCGTTTGCTTGTGCTTATGTGGGAGTGTTTATAATTTGTATCAACTATTAGACTTGAAGGAATGGGAGTGAATGATTGGATTATGTTGATGACCGCCCTCGGTGGTATCGAGGGCATAAAGCAGCTTATCAAGTGGTGGATGTCCCGTAAGACCAACGCGCGTATTGAGGACGCGCATGCTGATGTCGAGGAGTTCAAGGCATTACGGGAGTACAACGAGTTCCTGCAGAAGCAGCTTTCGGAGAAGGAACAGCGGTTTGTGGAACAGACTGACCGGCTCCGTAAGGTGCAGGATGAGTTATTTACACTGAAGGAGGCTAATTCTGACTTGAAACTGGAACTGGCGCTTAAACGGTGTGAGAGGAAGAAATGCGGTGACAGAGAACCGCAAAACGGCTACTGATTCGCGGAAAGGAAGGTGTTTCACAACGGCTCCCTTTCCCTTAATACTACACAACTTAAAGTTTAAACAAAGGCGTTTGCAAATATATTGTATTTTTATGTAAAACCAAAAATCAAGGAGGAAAATAAGAATGGCGAATGTGTATAAATTAGCGCCGTGGATTCTCAAATGGGAAGGCGGTTTTGTAAATGACCCTGACGATTTGGGAGGTGCTACGAATATGGGTGTGACTATCGGTACGTGGAAGTCATGCGGCTATGACAAGGACGGTGACGGTGATATAGACGTGGATGACCTGCGTCTGCTTACCCGTGAGGATGTCGTTAACCGGGTGCTCAAACCGCATTATTGGGACAGATGGAAAGCTGACGAGATTAAATCGCAATCAGTTGCTAATATCCTTGTCGATTGGGTGTGGGCATCCGGTGCACACGGAATAAAGATTCCTCAACGTTTGCTTGGTGTTACTGTGGATGGAATAGTAGGTCCTAAGACACTTGCTGCGGTGAATGCCAGGAACTCGCGTGAGTTGTTCGACATGATTAAGATTGCACGGTTCGACTTCATCGAGGATATATGCCGTTCTCGTCCGGCGAACAATAAATTCAAACGGGGGTGGATGAATCGGATTAACGATTTGAGGTTCGAGGAATGAAAAAGTTACCGTGGATATTAATTGTACTGCTGCTTATAGCTTGTGTGGCGGCTTGGTTCCGTCCGCATGAGCAGTCTCCGGCAGAAGTTCGTGTAGAGACGAAGATAAAGACGGTTGTCAAGGTAGATACGATGCTTATCTCTGCGCCGATGGCTGTGTTCTGGCGTTTCGTACCGGATGATACGACACGGATAGGTGATACCTTGCTTCATCGTAAGCAAGTAGTATATAGAGATAGTTCGTATCGTGCTGTGGTAAGTGGATATGTAGACCCTCGGCTGGATAGTATGACTGTGTATCCGAGAACGGTTTATCAGACGGTGACGAATGATATCTATCATCCGGTGGTTGTCAAGCCGAAGAAAAAGCGGTGGGGATTAGGGTTACAAGCCGGTTATGGGTATCCGGGAGGTTTTTATGTTGGGGCTGGGGTGAGTTATGACTTGCGGCAGTGGTAAGTGACTAGTCATGCTCTAGGGAAACATAAAGTTTGAACTTGGCGATTTTAAAACTTGACGATAGAATTACAATATTTGTAAATACAAAACGAATGTGTAGTTATACACATTCGTTTTAAGATAGGAAAAAGGTTAATACAAAACATGTCTTAACCAAATACTTTTTCTTCTTTACGTGTCATAATCTTATAGCTTAGTCATTATATTCACACAACAAATATGGAATGTTTTAGTTCAATTGACAAATAAAACCTTGCATTTATTTGTTATGTTAAGCCTATTTAACAATCTGCGTTTTCTTTTTCAAATATAGCAACTGTAACTCCATCGCCAGGTAGACACCAAGTTGTACAATCAATATTAATCAATCCTTCTTTCTTATTTACCATGATATGATCGTCTGTGAGTAATGGACCTATGAAATCTCCAGAAAATGATAAATCATTTTTGGGATTATGAAAAACCATTTTATAATTCTTAGTAGGGTATCTCAGAATTGAAATGTAACTTTTGTCTGAGATAGGTGCATATGATATATATCGTAATTTGACATACGTAGATTTATCTAAGAGAATTTTGTATTTTTCTACCGTACTTTTATGTGCAATTGTAGCTTTGGTATTATAGGCTCCTTCTGTATTTATAGGAGTTTCATGCATTTCGGATAATTCTAAAATATTTTTCTTTTCTTCATTTTCATTCTGTATTGTGAATTCCATTAATTTAGGTGAAGTGCTATTACTATTTTTACAGAAGAATAAATCTAAACCGACAATTGCTTCTATTTTTTCTTTTCCTGCCATCGGATTCTTTAAAGTATATTCAGTTGTGATATCTTTTACTAAATAATTACCATCTCTGCTACAGCTAACAAAAGTGGAATAGTTTTCATAATATGGAGATCTGTAATATTCAACAATTTTATACTCTAATTCTAAGAGTCCTTCAGCAATATCGGGTATAGATTTGGATATTAACTTAGTACAACTATTTTTTAAATCTTCCACTTCCTCTAAAGTTAATTGCTCTAAGTACTCATCTGACGTGATGGTTTTGTATAATACTTTCTGAAAATAAGAAAACATATCAGGAATATTAATTATAAATGTAATCACTAAACCTGATATAATCGCTTGTCCTATACTATTTAGTATATTTTTTAGAGAGTTTTCGTCAAAATGTTCAATAGATGTACTTGATGTTCCATAGAAAATAAGACAAAAGGAAACTGCGGCCCAAAAATATATTGAATATTTTCTTCCTGTAGGCTGCTTTGATAATTTATTTGACCTTTGATTATTCACTTCTTTTTCACCTTTTTTGCAACGAAATAATTTCATGAATCTATTCCTGTTTTAAGATACGTTATTATGCATTTAAATATGACACAAAGTTAATAAAAAAGTGTATAATTAAATGGATTAGTAATAAATAATATTTTATGTTGATGCTGGATTTTCATTGTGGTTGAAAAACTATCGGATATTATTAGAAGAATTTGTAGAAGGAGCGGCTGAATAAGCTGCCTTTATATTCATAAGCAACAATTCATACCTATTGTGTATGACATATCCCGGCTTTCGTCGGGATTTTTTTCATTTGGGCCCTTCCTTTTATAAAATTCCCTCAATCACGTAGGGAATTTCAGAAAAGCAGTTGTCTTTATAGTAGAATTCGGTATATAGTGTTAGTATAGTCCTTCTTTCAGCCATTGCAGTTTCTTTATACTGGATTTACAGAATGTTCCAACATTGTGTGCTCTAATTGATTGTATATATTGAAAGGAACATGCTGGACCTCAGCTTTTATGCGGCTGAGGTTTTGTCGGAGATAAGAGTACGTTGTTGAGCGTGCGATAATGAATATATGTTTAACCAAATTATTAGTTATGAAAAAAGTATTTTATATGGTAATTGCATTTACTATGGCTTTAGCCGGGTTATTTATGCTTATGTTTATGTCATTTGATTAGGAATGTCTGTTTGTTTGTTGACTGTTTTATAGAAGGGGCAGCTGAATAAGCTGCCTTTTTCCATTTCCCAGGAATTAAGTAATCCATATTGTGTAATTATTCCCCATGTGTGGTACTCAGTTCCACATATTTCCACACATAATTATTCCTTCTTGTTTTTATAATATGCTGATGTATAATGTATTATGTGCTGATGTACATCATGGCATATCGTTTGTCCTATAGTTAATACAAAAACTATATTTATTTACTTAAAGCTTACGATTATGAAAAAAGTATTGGTAGCATTAGCAATGGTTATGGGATTAGGCAGTTCAGTAGCATTTGCTTACGTGGTTTCTGGAACACAGTCTGTAGAGCAAACTCAGCAAAATCCTCAGGATGAGTTCACAAAAGTGGAAGTAAAAGACTTGCCTCAGGCAGTTATGAATGTCTTGGCTAAGGACTATGAGGGGGCTGTAATAAAGGAGGCTTTCATTTCCGAGAAAGAAACCGGTAAGATTTATAAGGTTGTGTTGACCATCACCAAGGAAAATCAATCCACTGAAGAAGTAACGGTACTTCTGAATGAAAAAGGAGAAACTGTAGAATGAATGGAAACTCTGTAGTGGTTCGGCATCCATCTACAGAGATGATTCGAGATGCTTTTATGTCTATCTCGTTAATGCGAAAGGGGCGGCTGAATAGTCGCTCTTTTTGTTTATATTGTAATAATAGTTCGTTTCTTTTTCGTCAGAAATTCCTATTATAGAGGGTTGTTTTATACAAAATAATGTTTATATTTGTATTCTAATCCCTATTGTATTATGAATGACAAACAACAACTTCTAATTGATTGTATTTCCCTTCTTCCCGTTATAGGCATTCTGGTTTTGATAACTGTTGCCAATGACCAGCTTGTTACTATGGTTGCTGCCTATGTGCTTTGCGGAGAACTCTTATGTGTATTGGTTAGCAGGATATTAAATTTGTACTATATTGATGTGGCTTTTGTTTGGTTGGGTGGGATTATGCTTTGGCTGTGGTATTGGCTCTGGTTGGAGTCAAGCCATGTAGTGATGGAGATTGTGGAAAGGACAGTTGAATGAATCGCTTCTTTTTCAGTAAAAAATCCCCGTAGCTGCTCAACTACGGGGATGGTGTCAAATAACAGAGTATCAATATGAGATACTAAGTGAGCCTATTCCATTACAGATAAATCATTGTCAACTTCATACTGGTTACAGCCAAAAGCCGCACACATTAAAATAAAACGTTCTTTTATACCTAATCCAGTATATCTGTCTACGGCTCCACTGCCTTTTGCATGAAGTCCTGCTGCGTATTTATCTATCTGAACTTTATTCATTAAATCTACATGAGTTTTACGGGCAAGTTTACTGCTTGCAATCTCATATATGGATTTGTACTCATTTGTTTCCAATGCCGCACTAAACATTGCCACTTTCCGGCTAATCTCACAGTATTCAAGTAGTTTTTTTATTTGATAATTGTACCCGGTTTCACCATTGCCATCAGGATAATAGGGTAACAAAGCATTGCTTGGTAGCCTACCTTTATACTTCATAATAATATCATAAGCAATACGAATGATGGGAGTTTTTATCTCAGTGCGTATAAGTCCATCCTTGTGTGTTTTCTGAGGTAAATAATGAATGTAAGGTATTCCTTCTTCAATGCTGATATTATCAAAAGTGAATCGTCTGAAATCACCTATACGGCAACCGAAACAACATTGAACAACGAATACATCTTTTACTCGCTGCAATGTTTCGGGACATTCTTTGTGGACAACTTCATTGAATTCTGTTTTGGTGAGAAAGAAAGGCTCGTCATATTGTTGCTTCATAATGGACTCTTTTTCTTTTCCTATCTTGCGGAAAGGAGATACGGGAATAACATCATTACTTTCAAGCTCCACCATAAATGCTTGTAATAATAATAGTTTCTCAGCAATTGTATTCTGGCTTCTTTCCTTTGATGGTATATTCCGCTTATTCATTTCTGCGTACAGTTCTGGAAATTTTTCAACCAGAGTGTATTCTTTGCGTAGAAAATCACGAAAATTTAGAATATGTTCCTTATTGAATTCATTGACCGGCAACCCGTCAATGCCATTGATAATGAGGAATCGAGTCAGTTCCCTTATCACTACATCGTAATGTTTCTTTCTGCCGGGACCTATTACACCTGCATTTAGCCATCCGTCAACATAGCGTTGGAACATACTACACATGGATTCCTCTTCACTGCTGATGTTATATTTTTCAGGATGTAAGTGCTGGTCTATTAAGATTTCCAGTTTTTCACTGGTTAATTCTTTGTTGCTCCCATAAATGGATAAAATTAGATTCTTCCGTTCTTCAATAGATGTGTTAAATGATGTTCTTATGTCTAACTTTATAATACTTTTAGCCTTATATTTTTCAGTCTTGGCATCCCAAAGAGTAGGAGAGACCATAATATCTGATTTGTGGAATAACTGTACATTGCGTCCATCAGATAATCGAAATCTGACATTTACCTCTTTATCTTTCTTCCCAGTTCTTATAAATGCTTTTACTGTAGTCATATATTCTCTGTTATATCGGTTGTGCAAATATACATAAATTGCACAACTCTGTTCAAATATTGCACAACATAATGCAATGGTATGCAATATAATATTTTTATATTACTCTGATTTTTAATATAATGTTATATGTATTGGTTTTATAGTATTTTATATTCCGAATCGCAACGGAATCACAACGATAAGGCAAGTAGTCGATAAAAAGGCTACTTGCCTTTCGTCGTTTAGCTGGGTATCAACGATTTACTACCTTGCCAATTTCTACAGAATTTGTGCAAAAAGTAGGTAACATAGCAGAAACACAGCTTTCCGTAGTTCCACTTTTCCGGTGGGTAGAAATAATTTAGAAAACAAAAATGAGTACGGTAAGAGTCATCCAGAACAAGCAGAGATTGACCAAAGAGGGCAATGCTCCGCTATATATAACCTTTTATCTCGGTAAGGAAAAGTTAATGCTTCCTTGCAAAGTGTCTGTACCTGTTGCTAAGTTTGATGAGAAAAGCGGACTCCTCAAAGGAAACAGTAAGGAAGCAAAGGATATAAATCTTATTGTGAGTAACCTGAAAGCACGTGTCAACGATATATTGGTGAAGTTCCGGCTGAGGAACCAGGCTTTGACAAAAGATATTTTCATGCGGGAGTATAACAATCCAAGTGATTATAAGACTTTCCATGATTTCGTGAAGGAGCATATGAAAACCTACAGCCGGCGAATAGAGATGGGAACGTTCAAGCATCATCTGAGCTGTATGAAAAAGTTCAAGGCATATAATGAACTGTTACAGTTCCGGGACCTTACTCCGGATTATCTGACTGACTACCTGATTTACATGAAAAAGGAGCTTGGAAATACGGAGATAACCGCACAACGTAATATGTCCACCATCAAGATATATGTCACCGCAGCCTACAGAAAGGGCTATATAGAAGAAAATCCTTTCCAGGAATTCCATATCAAAAGAATAAAAAGCGATGTGGACTATCTGACAGAAGAGGAGCTGATGCAGTTTGTGCAATTATACTATCAAAGAACATTGCCGGAAAAGCTTCAGCTGACCTTGGCCTTCTTCCTTTTCATGTGTTTCACGAGCATGCACATTACGGATGCACGTATGTTCTGTATCGAGCAGGTAAACAATGATGTGCTGACTTACTACCGTGTGAAGAACCGGAACTGTAAACCGGAACCGATAAAGATTCCGATGCCGGTACCTGCGGAAAAACTTCTGGAAGAATGGGCAGAGGGTAGGGAAGAAGGACGTCTGTTCAGGAACGTTCAATGTGACCAGGTCGTTAACCGACAGTTGAAGGCCATTGCCAAGGAACTGGGGATTAACAAAAAAATATCGGCCAAGACAGGAAGACATACGTTTGCAACTATTTATCTCCGGAAAACAAAAGACTTATCCAGCCTGCAAAAATTGCTTGGACATAGCAATATCCGGGAAACGATGATTTATGCGCACGTCATGGATGAGAGCAAGCGGGAAGGCATGCAATGTTTCAATAGCTTCACCCTATAATAGGGGCCAAAAGCCGTACAATCGTGCGGATGATTCATAACGTTTTATTTATCAAATAAATGCGGCTGCACCGATTTGTACAAGTTCGTACAAAATGAGGTGCAGCCGCACGAATTTATGCTCTCTCGTACATCACCCAGTAGGGTTGTCCTGCCAAATATTCGACATGGTACCCGGCATCAGCCAGTTGTTTGGCCAGCGCCATCGGAGCGACATCGACAATGTTCGACAGCTCATATACCAGTTCAGCGGTGGTCTTGTAATATTTCTGTGAAGTGGTACCGATGGGTGAATAGTTCTGGCCGATGAAGTTTGCTATGGCTTTCTGCCGCTCGGCTTGTTGCTTCTCCAATTCGTCTCGTTTGTCCGGTTCTTCGTCGTTTTGATAAGAACGGAATCCTATAGGCTTTTTCATTGGGCACCTCCTTTCTGATTAGGGATAAGGCCTAAAAATTCGGTACGGGCATTATGTAATGTTGCTAAAACATCCAAAAATGTTTTTGAATTGTCATAGAAATAACCACTGTATTCAAGAAGAAAGCCGATACTATCATCCAACAATTCTGCAAGAGATGCTGCTCGATTATTTTGCAATTTCAATAAGCAATTAGATATGGAATCGTTGAGTACAATTCCATTAACGGTAGTATTATCCATTCTCACCTCCTTTCTGTTCCAGCATATTCGCCTTCTCACTGAATTGATAAATGGAACGTACCTTGCAAATATCGAGAAAGAATACCGTGTCCGGGCATCCACCACTTATGACATGTGCCTCGATGCGTATAGTACAGTCACGTCCCAAAGGAGTAGCAGTACATTTCATACGTTTCATCTTGGGGTGTTCGGCATTGATGCGGTTAACCACATCGCCTATTTCATGCTTGAGTGCATCCAGGGAAAGTTCATCCTTGATAAGAACGTTTTTATACTTCTCTACATAATCAATAACCTTTTTCCATGCCCGGTTCTTGGGGGAATAGGTCTGCAGATGGTAAACAAAGAACATCATGCTTTGCCTCCTTTCTCATTAAAGGTGATGTTGACTGTCCCACCATTGACATAGATGGAAATGGATTTGTCGCTACGTGCTGCACGGATACGTTTACGTCCGGCGCACAGTTCAATACCCAGCTGGGCAAACAGTTCTTGAACCTTCTCTGCGGATACATAGCGTCCGCGAGCGCTTTGAGATTGTTTTGTCATAATGAAAAGCATTTAAAATAAAACAATATGTTATTAAAGACGGGAAAGGGAACTTTCTCCAAAAAACTGGAAAACTTATAAACAAAGAAAGTTCCGCTTTCCCGTTGCTCTTCACCTTGACAAGGCAGTGGGTGCATTAACACTCCACACGGGGGTCGGAACTATAGAATACCATTGGGCATAAAAAATGCCAACGGCAAAAATTGGCGAACAGTCTCGCCTTGTCAAAATGAAGAGCACTGCAAAAATGCAGGTTTATTTTGAAATGGCAAAAGAAAAGCGGAGATTTTTTATCTCCGCTTCAATTTTTATCACCCTTTCAAATATTTATCTACTGTATCAAAATCGAGAGTCACATCAACCATCTTCAGCAATTTTCCATACTTAGTCAAAATAGCTTGTTTTGCTTTATCATGTTCTGGAAGAACGGAAAAGAAAGCGGCGGTAAACAGCTTATCCAAACTTATTTCATGGAGAAGCAATTCTTTTGCCTTATCTTTCTCCCCAGTCGAGCAATACAGTAAGAACATTGCTTGAAAGTTTTCGTTTGGTACCATTTTCTTTTTAATTTCCTCTACATGATTACATAATGCAAAGAATCGAACAAGCAGAACGATTTCAATAACAGCAGTCAAAAAAATAATAAAATGAATAATTGTTTCCATTTGGTGTTTATTTATATTGATTCGTACAAAAATCAGAATAGCTATTCAGTTAACAAAAAGAAAAGCGGAAATTTTTATTTCCCATTTCCACTAATAATTTGATAGTTTTTACATTTTCGTTTTGCGGTATTATAATCTTTAATCCTATTAGCGTAGTATTTAGAACGGCACATGTTTACAAATTTGCAATCTGCATCTTTGCCTTGAATACCAGTTATCCCTCCAAGAAGCACTCCGCGTATAAGCATATTTTCATCAAACATAGGAGCCCCACTATTGGTAGCTTCTGCCTTCCCTCGTAAAGAAGAACAATTGTTAAAAGCTTTGTCTGGTGGTATAACTATTTCATTTTTTATCACTAATAACTGAGAATGCATTAAATGTATCTTATCAATATCTATATTGTCAAAATTATCCCCCAGACTTCTATCCTCAGTTTTCGGATCTTTATATTCATACGCATATAAATATAACTTTTCCAAATTAAGGGGTTGCTTTTTTCGTATTTTTAAATAGATATATCTCTTAATATATAGTCGCTTATAAGTAGAACGCACCCTAATAGGGTTCAATAACTGCCCTACAGCATAATCCTTAAACTCTGGAACCTTTTGCTTAGAAAAATCTATTGAGTCCCAACAGATTTCTTTAATCGGTGTAATATATATATTGCCATTTACTATAAAACATGCCCGAAAATCTTCTAACTTAAAATCTCCTTTTTGCCGAAAAGTGTGTCCCGCAGTAATGAATATACCTTTCTTACATACGACAACACCTGTTCCTACATGTCTTATTTCATTTTTGTTTTTATCTCTATATAATATCGAAAATATAGATTGTTCAATTAGTAATTCCATTTGTTTTTCAGTCATAGTATTATATGGCGAATCCCTTATCAAAACGCGCCCAAAGGTATAGCCACACCTTAACCCGGTTTTACGGATTACGTTTTGAAAAGGGATTCATATTGATAAACGTGTAGCTATGTTATATTGGGCACTGCAAAGGTGTTAATTCTATTTCACATATCCAACAAAGAGAGACAAAAAAAGGCTTCCAACCCGTGGAAGCCCTCCTAATTGTCATTAAAAACCTTACGGTCTCGCGATTGACCGAGAAGTATCTTTCAATCCATTATCGGAATTTACATCATGCCAAGTGCACCTGGCTTATGTCATTCAGAAAGCCATGCAATGCGCTTTCTATTTTTTCAACCTGAGCTTTACGCGGTTTTTTCAAACCTGATGCGTAATGTCCCAAGAGTTTCTGGTTGACCCCCGTTATACGCTCCAGTGCAGCCTTGGTAAAAATACCGCTATAATATTGGAGGAACGACTGTACATCAAAAGTCCATTCTACAGATATTTCTCCTTGTAATTCTTTAGGGACTGTAGAATTATGTTTTTTATACAGTTCAATGGAGGCAAGAAGATTCTCTTTTGTTTCCTGCACAGTTTCACCCTCTCCATAGATACCAGGAACATTGTCAGCCCACGCACCGAACAAGTCCGGTCCTTTTTCAATTGTCACTTTAAGTTTTCCCATAATAAAATCCTCCTTTCAAACATATAGAGAAAAGGGGGAGCTTATTCAAGCTCCATATCCCTGATAATTTTCTTTCTTAGTCCTTCACCCATTTCTTTGGCGCCGTGGTAGGGCACCGGGTATCTGATACCGTTCTTGTCTTCATAAATCCGATGGCTCCCGTCTCCTTCACCTTTTATCCAGTGCCATCCTCTTTTCTTTCCACGTTTCAGTATCTGACTATGAAATTCTCTTGATTTAACCATATCTTAGTTGTTTCAATGATGCAAAGGTAGTAAAAATTCTACTTTATGCAAATAAAAAGAGCTTTTTTTATTCTATCCGGTAAAAAGTACCCTTCAGCACCTTGTTCAACCCATCAACATCTATTTCCGTCTCAATCTTCTCGCACAAATACTGCTTGTTGCCTATAAGAAACACCTTATTCACATCTGGCAGCTTATTGGCTTGGAACTGGATTGTGTAAGGGATATTGGAGTGAAACAGACTGAGTGTCGACAACCGATGTCCGACACTGTCCGGACAAACATCGTTCAAGCTTAGGGAATACGGAAGGAAGTCCGTGAGCTGTGCTCCGGTCTTCTGCTGGTAGTCCGTAAAAGGATAGGCATAATCATAGGCATGTGTCTGACCGCTGTAAGTTACGTTCTGCCGGTTGAACTTACCGGTATTGACAGCCACTTCCATGTGCCCGTTTTTTTCCTGCTTCTCCTTCAGCTCCACGTCACCGTTTATGGCTTCCTGGACATTGAAGCGCTCCTGCTTGGCAACAGTAGCCTGGTAGCCCACCGCGGGTATGTTCAATACCATGGAGGTGTACGGACGGGACAAATCGTAATCAGCTACAGAGCCATACACACCGACATTGAACTGAATAATTTTAGCCGGGACGATTCCGAGTGAGGTCTCTACATCGGACGATTCCGGGTCACGGATTAAATCCGCATACAAATTGACTTCACGCAGCGTATTCTTATCATTTTCATTGTAGTTGATATAATACCGTTTACCAACAATAAAGATTGTACTTTTCTTGTCACTGTCACCCATTCCGTTGTATGCGGCCAGCATTGCATCGTAAGAATCATATTCTTGTTTGTATGCAGCCTCTATGATGTCCCTTTCAATTCGCAGATAGCCGTCATCCGTATGGGAAGGCAGATTGTAGCCCACATTGCCAGTGCTCAAGTCTTTCTCATTCTTTTCATCTTCAATATCCACAGTGAACTCCCGTAGCAGGGAGGATGCAGGAATTATCTCCTTTCCGGATTCTGTAAAATAATCGTTAAGCCCTACGAGGCTCACTACTTTGGTGCGTTCGTTGACCACCGTAACCGCACAAAGGAATTTCTCCAGTTCATCAAAGAATTCGGAAACAGTCCAGTGCGGCAATGCGGCGGCCACCCGGTTGCTGCTTACCGCGCTGCATACATAAACGTTCCGCAAGAAATTGTTATCAAAGAAGGAGGTATCGAACCTATAGCCAAAATGCCCCACTATTCTCTTGATGACTGTCAAAAGGTATGGTTGTACACATCGACGGCCATAATAGGGGCAAAGGGTAAAATTGTTCGTGCCGAACTCATAGATTGCATCGTTCTGAAGGTTCTCCCATTTGGCTTCCTGATAGAACACCGGCAACCATACAGCTTCAATGTCGTCCACCGAACCGTAGTAGTTCACCATATTGGCAGGTGGCTGGAAACGGTTCTGATTGTTGTTCGGCCAACTGATTGTACCTAAATCAAGTTCGTCAATATACAGATCATCATTCGTCAGCAGATTAAATTCCGCATTACCCGATACGAGCTGTACCTTAACCAGTGCATCTTCTACTGAGAGTAAAACTGCACTGCCGTAAAGCAGGCATCTGGCGTCAACGATGAGTGTGGCCGGAAGGATAGTCTTTTTTTTCGTCACATCCAGTCTGTTCACGTGCTTGAATATGGCATGATTGGCAGGCATGGGGAGTTCTATGTCCAAGGAATAATTGGAACTACGGGTGAAATACGGATTCTCGGAGGTGAACGTGATGTTGAACCCTTCAGGAAGAGCGGCCAACTGCCCGTCAATGTATAATTCTGTCATTGCTTGTTGCGTGATTTATTGTTGTTCAACTTCTGATACTCTTTCTGAGCCTGGTTGATACCCCGTTTGCCGGTAACATAAGTTTCCGCCACCAGCGGATCATCCAGCCTGTTTTTAAGCTTCCGCAATACGCGGGTACATTCTATCAGCATCGCCACCATAGCCGGGTCATTGGTCGTCGTTGTGGCGCTGGCAGCGGGTGCTTTGGCTGGTACGGTACGTGTACTCTTTCCGGAACCTGCCACAGCCGCTATGTCTTCAGCTGTCAGATTACCGACATTACCGCTACGCTGTGCCACGTCAATGGCGTCGAATATCGGTCGCAGATTCGGATTGGCGACAGCGAAACGGTTGGCGACGAACTCGTTGGAATGTACGATACCTTGCGGCTGGTCCCAGTTACCGGGACTGGTATAACCACCAGTGTAGAAATTGCCGACCATCCCTTTTACTACAGCAAAAGCCGTTTTGATGGCAGCTACTTGGGCAGCTGCTTTAGCGGCACCGATAAAGGAAAATGGAGCTGTTGCCGCCAAATTTTTTGCGGTGATTTCCAGTATGGAGATTTCAATAACACGTTCCAAAGCATCCAGTGCCATCATAATGGTTTCACGTAAGAAATTCTTCAGCGAAAGTTCGCCAGTGGCAATCATTTCACCAATCGTTTCTCCGAAGTCGGAAGCGATATCCGTCACCAGAGAGGCATATTGCCTATGCATTTTCATGGTTTTGTCGTATTTCTCTTTCTCGGCATCGGTCTGGGCTTCGGCCTGCTCCTTCTGTATCTCCGTACGTTGTTCCTCAGTCAGTCGGTAGTTGTGAAGCAAATCATTCCAATACCGTTTCCGAATCTCGTTCACCTCCTGGGAGAAATCCTCCTCGGAAGTCAGGTTCCTATAATGATAGGAAGCTGCTTCTTCCAATTCGATACGGAGTTGTTTCTGACGAACTGAAAGGCGTTCTTTGGCAATCTTGTCTGATGCTTTCTGACGCTCCTTTTCTGTCTTTTCATCCTGTTTTTTACATTCTTCATTGAACTTGATTTGTGCCTCCAGCATCTTTACCTGCAACTTCTCACGTTCATGCGGCTCCAGCCCCATTATCGCCAATTTCTCATCCAAAGTCTTTTTCTCCAAATCTATCTGAAGGGCAGTATATTCCTCGTTAGTCTGGATTTCTCCCTCAAGATAAAGCTTCTGGAGATGGGTGAGCTGTTGCATGTGGTTAGTCTCTATATCCTCCAATTCCTTGCTGACACGTTTTTTCCGCTCTTCTTCAGATTCAGAACCTCCACCACTGCCACCGTTTCCGGTAATTGTTGGAGAATCTGGAGTAATAGTCTTGTATTTATCGTTGATGGCAAGCAACTGGGAGGTATAATCCTGCATCATCTGTTCGTAATACCGAACGTTATCGTCAAGACGTTTTTTCTGGGTAGCCCATACGCGGTATGCAGTGGGTGATATCCCGTTGACTGCTGCAAGTTCCTCAACGGACTTGTCCATATTGATGGGGTCATTTATCTCCCATTCGAGATTTTTAAATTTCATGGCATCGGAACCGTTCTCCTGAATCCATTCTGACCTTTGTGCCAGGGCTTCTTGTAATTTGGCATTGGCCGCTTGCTGTTTGGCTGTGAGCAACAGCTTTTCTACATAACCGTCCAGCGCTTGCGTGTTGTTGTTGATAAGCACCCCCTCTTCCGTCAATGAAGCATGATATTCCGGAACAATGGACTGAATATCTTCTAATGCAGCCTTCCGTTTTTCATATGGTTCTTTAGAATCCTCAAGCACTTTCCGTAAAGCATCCAGCTTATTTTTTTCTTCGCTAATGCTTTTTTCAGCCTCTCTATTCATAACCACCAGTTCCTTTTGCCTACGTGCTGCAGCAGAAGTACGCTGAGCGTAGATATACAGTCCTGTTGCTGCGGCAGCAACGGTTGTGGCAATAGCAACAAAAGGATTTAATCCTAATACCGCCCATGCTGCCCGTGCCGCTTTAGTTGCGGCAGAGAAGCGGAAGGTTAAAGTCTCCAGCGCTGCTCGGAAAAGTAGTGTACTTGCTGCCACTGTCCGGGTTACGATATTATGAGAGCGCATCTGTAATATCAACCTGCCTATTGCCTTGTAATCTCCTGCCAATGCGTCGTTCAAAGCAGTGGTGGCTACCCGGTAAGCCGTTTGGATGGCGATTCCTGCTCGTAAGACTAAGTTGTAAGTAGTATGATAAAGAGATATGAGCTTTAATGTGGTATAATAAGCTACCAGAGGAACCGTTAGTGTTATTACTGTTGTGCCCCATTTGTTGCACCAGTCAATCAATCCCGGCAAATACTTGAGCACATTGGTCAGCATATTCGTACTCACCGTCAGAGCCGGATTCAACTTCTCGCCAAGGTCAATGGCTGCCAGCTTCATCTTATTACGTGCCTGCTCCAGTTTGGCCTGTGCAGTATCACTGTTTATGGCCGCCTGCTCATACGCCACATTGGTACCGGTGACGGCAGCGGTGAAGTCTTTCACCATCTT